AGCCCGCCGCTTGGGGTTGCGGTTCGCGTTGGCCAGGATAGTGGCGATCAGGGCGAATCTCCGATCCTCGCGCTCCTGCTGCAGCTCGTAGCGGTGACTCAAGCCGAAGAACTCCCGCAGGGTCAGCCCCCACAGCTCGCTGGGCGTCAGTCCGAAGTCGTAGACGCCGACGCTCCAGACGCGATCCCATTCGACGCGGGATGCCGCCGCGCCGCCCGGTTCTGCGCCAAAGGGCGGGCGGCTGTACCGTTCCCTCCGGCCGCGGGCGCGGGCATGGCCACCCCGACGGCCTGGTCGATGGCCGCGCGGATCTGGCTGAAGTTCTCAATGTCCACGATCTCGTACACCTGCTCGAGGGTCAGGTCGGGATCCTCATGGCACAAGCCGGCCCACAGCATGGTGGTGACGCCCTCGAGGGTGCGCGACCACTCGGCGAGCGCCTCCTGCTGCTCGATCCCGATGCCAGACGCCTCCTCGATGCGGCGGAGCGCCCCCAGCGTGAAGCGCAGGTGGCGCGGGCGGTCGAGCTCGAGCCGCAGCCCGCGCACCGGGTCGGCGCCCTGGACGATCTCGGTCATGGTCGACTCCTCCACTGCCGCACCAGGCTACTCACCACGAACCACCAGAAGCCCGGATGCCAACGGTGAATCGTCACCGTGAAATCCGCATACGCGCGTCCGTCCGCACCGACGTGGACGGCATTCGGACGCAGGGGACTCAGTTTCATCCAGCTGGGCGGTCTCATCCCCCCCGCTCCTTATGTGGTGGCCCGCACGATGTCGAGGGTGTACGTCTTGGTCGCCTTGCCCGACTCGGCCACCTCGATGAACGCCCGCGTGATGGAGCCCGCCGCCCCCAGCGCGACCGCGCCCGACGCCACGCCGGTGGCCACCGTGGTCCCGTTGACCGTGATGGTCCCCACCGCCGCAGTCGGCGTGATGGTGACCGACGAGCTGCCGGTCGGGACGTTGACCACATAGCTGGTGGTCGACTGCGCCTTGGCCGGTACGGTGTCGGTTGCCGTGCTCACCACGAAGAAGGGCGTCGTGAGGCCGGCGGCGAAGGTCACCGTGAACAGGCCCTGGCCCGACAGGCGGATCTCGCCGTTGAACTCGAGGTTGGCGTCCATCTGCGGGTTGAATTTGGTGGTCTTGAGGAAGCCGCCCCCCTCCCACTGGCCCATGCCGTTGGGGAGCGTGATGCGGTACGGGTACTCCGCCTCGTACACGAACTCGCCCTGGGTCTCCTGGATCATGCCGAGCTGGGAGGGGTGCGCGACCCAGTAGCCGCTGAAGGTCATGGTGCCGGGGTCCAGCAGCCCCCGCGCGAAGCGGCGGAAGCCGCCGGGGCTGCCGTGGGTGGTGCGTTCCACGTCGTCGGCTTCCGGCCCGAACTCGCCGATCTCGTACAGCCCGGCGATGGTCTCGAAGCCGGTGCCCCGATCGACCTCGAGGATAGTTCCAAATCCCAGGATCGCGTCAACGTCCAGCGCCATGGCTTACCTCCACAGGTAGAGATTCCGCTTGTTGATGTCGAGGAACGCCTCGAACCCGATGTAGCTCTTGTTCGCCCGCGTGACGATCCCCAACGTCGGCTCCGCCCCCCGCAGGAGCGCGCTGGTGCAGGTGTGGTCGAGACTCTGGTCCTGGCAGAACGCCTCCAGGGTCGCCTCCCAGAACGCCTCGGCGATCAGGATGGCCTGCTGGCTGTCGGCGATCGCCTCCGCCGCGATGAACTGGAGGCGCACCGCGTAGCCGATCTCCCGCAGCGCCATGCGCCGCGCGGGGTCGACCGGCAGGAAGGTCCACTCGTTCTGAAAACACCTCGGCCCCGGCAGCGCGTACTGCGGGTCGAGGAACGAGCGGTAGACCTTGGTGACCGTGTAGGGGCCAGGGGTCGTGATGGTGAGGCCCTCCTCGAGGGCGATGATGCGGTCGAGACAGGGGCCGATGGTGCCGGTCACCGTCGCCACTCCCGCTCGACGCCCCGCTCCCAGTCGCGCGTGAGGTCCGGCATGGCGTCCTCGACCGCCTTCCGCCCGGCCAGCAGGAACTTCTTGCCCTTGGTGCCGCCGGTGCGGATCAGCTCCTGGAGCGCCCGCAGGTTGCCGCTGTAGCCGACGGCCCGGGCCCACCGCTCGAGCTTGCGGATCGAGACGCGATCGCCGGGCCTGCGCCCGCGGTCGATGGAGATGACGGTCGCCTTGAGCATGGCGGAATACACGGTGCTGCCCCGACGGTCGATGCCCACGTTCCGCCCGATCGAGCGGACGGCCGTGCCGGTCCCGCCGTCGATCGCCAGGACCGACGCCTTCTGGCCGACGCGGGTGGCCTCCTCCATGATGGCCAGGAGCGGGGCCTCCACCAGGCGGGGGTTCTTGAGCTTGGCCGCCACGGCCTCCACCCCCTCGACCTTCACGCGCACGCGGGGCCGGGGCATCAGGCGATCCACCAGGTCTTGTACATCTCGACCAGGCGGTAGACGATGGCGATGGCCGACGGCGAGGTCTCGATCGCCTCCCCCAGCTCGGGAATGCGGCGGGTGGCGCGGGGGGTCTCCAGGCGCAGCAGCGCGGCGAGCTGGATGGTGCCGGCGTTGATAGCGGCCGGCACCTGGGGCCAGCCCCGCTGACAGACGATCGTCGCCCGCCCGCCGCCGAAGGCCGTGCCCGACGGATAGGCCGGGCGAATCTCGCGGTAGGGCTCCGGCTCCGGCTGGAGCGGCGCCCCGGTGGGCCACAGCTCGAGGCCGGCCGTGAGCAGCGGGGTCGCGGTGCCGAAAGCCACCGAGGTGACCGACACCAGCGGCGGGAGGGACGGGCGGGTGTTCCCGGCGTGGATGGCCAGGGGGGCGGGACGGCGCCAGTCCGGGCATGCCACGTCCACCACGATCGTCACGTCGGCCGCGTCCCGACTGAAGAACTCGCCCAGCTTGCCGTCCAGGTAGCGGCTGATGGCCACCAGATCGGTGGTGATGAGCGCGTCGTCGCCGTCGTCCCGATCGGGCGAGATGACCGCCCGGTACTCCTCGGCCGTGGCGTAGGGGTCGGCGATGGCCATCAGCGGCACCGCCGCACATAGCTCGGAATGCAGGTGACGCGGGTGGCCGTCGGGCTCGGGGTCAGGGTGGGAGGCGTGCCGTACACAAAGTCCCGATGCGCGCGGCCCTCCACGGTCAGCGAGCCGTTCGGGTTGAACAGCCAGGCCGCGTGCCCGTTCTGGTCGCAGGGCTGGTGAACGTTCCCGAAGTAGAGCGCCATCCGCACCCCGATCGCCGCAAAGGTCTGGAGGCCGGTGAGCGTGTAGTGGTAGCGGTCGGCTTCGCTCTGCCCGGCGGGCGGACAGCTCGGCTCGAACCGCTCGGCCCAGTGGCCCCATTCGGTCACGCTGATGCCCCACCCGTGCGCGTGAGCGAAGGCAGCGGCCTGCTGGGTCTGACTGGCGAGCTGCGGCTCGGTCGAGGGGAGGTCGTAGGAGGTCTGCGGGTAGAAGTGAAAGTTGAGGTCGTGCAGGAATGGGGAGGCGCCGAACTGCTGCTGATAGACGGTCAGGAACCGCTGGTACGCCTGCTGGCCCGTCACGATGTCGGGCGCACAGCAGTAGGCGGTCCAGCCGATCACCGAAGGCCCCACAATGCGGGCGGTCGGATCAGCCGAGCGGATGGCGGCCACCTGTCCCGCGTACCACTCGACGAACGGCACCGCGTCGGCGTCGGTGGTCAGGCCGCCATCCTGCCAGCGCGAGTTATTCTCGTTGCCGATCAGCCAGGTCAGGCCCTTGGTCTGCATGGCGGCCACCTGCGGCTGCGTTACCGAGCGCCACGGGTAGCGCAGGAGTCGCACGCGGTGGGGCTCGCCGTTCGCCGTCGGCTCGGCGGTGTATTGCTGGTACACGGTGCCGCCGTAGGCGGCCAGGTCCTGCGTCGGGGAGTGGGTCCCGCCGAGGAAGTTCTCGCCGATGGCCATGGCCGCCCCGCGCACGCCCTGGGCGATCCCCACCCAGGCGAGCAGCCCCAGCGCGCAGGCGATGGCGAGGCCCCGAAACGCCCGCAGTTTTGGCGACATTAGTACAACGCCCAGCGCGTGTTCAGGTAGGCCCGGACCAGCGTAGCGTCACCCGCCGACAGGACGGGGTTGTAGAGCAGGATCTCGGCCTCGTGGCCGGAGAGGGGCAGAAGCGCATCGCCCCGCAGCCCGACCGAGAGGACCTGCGGAGTCGGGAGGGTGATTCCGACCGTGCGAGTATCTCGGAGGGTCCCCTGTTGAAAAATCGTCCACCCATCACTGCCATCGACATGACCATCGAGGAGCTGGTAGCCGCCGCCCACCATCGCGGCCGCGGTCCCGACCACGGTCCCCGGCCCAAACTCGCCCGCCCCCTGGTTAGAAGCAGTCGCCACGAGCGAAGGCTTCCCGGTGGCGGCCGGGCACCGGAGACTCCACCCGCCGCCCGCGCCACCGTAGCTCACCCACGTCGGATAACTCCCGACGGCCACCAGTTTGCCCACCACGAACAGCGAAAAGCCCGTATCGGCCATCGCCAGCGCCGCCAGGGCGAGGACATCATTCGACCCGTCAAAGAGGAGGCTGGGCAGCCCATTCTGCTCGGCCAATTTGAGGAGCGGTCGGAGCCCGGCCGTCGCCTGGCTGACATGCCGCGCGTTGCCACTCTGGTCTGCCCATCCCCCCACCGGATCGCCATCGGCCACGGCCGGGGTGGTGCGGGCGGCGTCCTGGTAGACACCCACATCGGCTTGGAGCCAGAATTGCAGGCCGGCGATGCTCGAGGGCAGGAACGCCGAACCGGACCCCGACCCGGCCCCGGCGCAGGCGAGCAGTGACGCGGGCATCAGCTCACCTCACGAGTAGAAGAGATTGATGTTCAGGTCGTCGGCCGCCACCGCCGCCGCGCTGCTGTCGGCCAGGCCGGTGACGGTCGTGATGGCCAGGCCGGTGCCGAACTGGATACCGGCCGGGGCGAACACGTTCGCCAGCGCCCCCCCCGGCAGCACCACCGTGAAGTACACGCCCGCGCCCGCCGTGGGGGTGGTGGCCGCGTTGTGGAACACCACCTTACGCGCGGCCGCGTTGCTGTTGTAGATGGCCCAGCCGTACAGCACGGCCGGCGCGGCCTTGACCACCTGGGCGTTGACGGTGGCGAGGGACTCGAGGTGGTAGACGCTGAACCCGTTATCGGAGACTGGCATCAGCCCCCTCGGGCCTTGTTGCTGGTCTGCTCGGGCGTGACGGCCTTGGTCGCCGCGCCCTGGCGGGCCTTCGTTTCCTCGGTCTCTGGCCCCGCCTCCTCCGTCTCGGCCGGGGGCGGCGCGGGCGCGTTCGGGTCGGCCGGGGGCGGCAGCTGGCCCGCATAGGGCGCCGCCTCCTCCTCGGTCAGGGTGCCGCCCTCCCCGACCAGCAGCGCGGCCGCCTCCGGGGAATCCTCCGGCACGATCTTCGTCCCGTCCGCGTTGCGGTACAGCCGCTCGGGACTCACGTAGTTCGGCATGGTGCCCTCCTGACCTATGTCTGCGTGCCCACCTTCGTCCACGTCGGCGCGTAGGTGGTCCCGGTGTTGATGTACAGAATCCCATTCGTGATGTCGGTCAGCTGGGCGCCGATGGCCGCGCCTCGGCCGGTGGCGTCCACGCCCGGGGTGGTCTCCGCCACCGCCAGGGTGGGGGCCGTGCCGGTCAGGGCGCTGGTGGCAGTCAGGGTCGAGACGGCCATGCGCGCCAGGGTGCCGCCGTAGGTGAGGGTGACGGTGCCGATACCGGCGGTCAGGGTGCCGGCGGTGGCCACGATGTCCCCGGCCGTGCCGATCGCGTCGAGCGCGGCGTTGATGGCGGCCAGGAGCGTGGCGTTCACGGCCGACCAGGTGATGGCCGCCGTGTTACGGCCCTCGCGGGTGAAAGTGAAGGTCCCGGCGGTCGGGGTCCCGCCAATGGTGAGGGTCTGCACCTCGTTGGTGCCGGCCGAGGGCGCCCCCGCGGACTGATAGCCGCTGAGGCCGCCCGGCATGATGACGCCGCCGCTGATGACTGGCATGGACCTCCTCCTGAGCTTCCGCTAATCGGCTAGATCCCGGTAATGGTGCAGAAGGCCGCCGCCCGGTAGATTTCCAGGCTCAGCCGTTCCTCAGCTCGGACCAGCACCTTGTTGTAGGCAAAGAAGGTGTCGTGCTCGGTCGAGACGTCGATCTGGATGCCCTGCCGTCGACTGATGTGCGAATACAGCGCGAAGTCGCCCAGGATGGCGGTGCCCTCAGTGGCAGCCGGAGTGACGACCACCGGCATCCCCCACATGCGCTCGATCCCCTCGTCGGTGGGGCTGCCGAAGATGTAGATGCCGTCGGCGGTCCGCAGCAATCGAATGTCCTGCCAGTCGTTGGGGTGGATCGCCATGCCGTTGGGGTCGGCGTAGCCGGTGTAACGCACCTTGGTCATGCCCTTGAACACCGCATCGGGGGTGGGGTCCGCCCCCTTCGCCTGGGTCTGAATGCTTGGCTTGTTGTAAAAGCCGGTCAGGTGGGGCGAGGTGCCGGAGCCGGTCAGGAGCTCGACCTCCTCCGCCAGCTGCACCATGACAGTCAGGCGATTGTCGATCAAGCTCTGCATGGCCGGCACGTCGTCGAGCTGCTGGTTGGTGACCGGCAGCGTGGTGGCGATCACCTCCACCGGCACCAGGCGCTCGGTGAAGGCCAGCGCGGATTCCGGCTTGGCCGCGTTCTCCGCGACGGCGGCCGCGTTGTTGGTGAAGGTGGTCTCCTCCATATACCGAATGGCGGAGAGCGTCGTCGGGTCTTGCGGGATCAGGTCGGCCACCATGGGGCGACGCTGGGCCGACAGCACCACGCGCGGGATGCGGGTCGCCTCCGGTGCGAAGCCGGCGGTCAGGGTCATCACGGTTTTCATGTCGACGTCGGGGAGCGAGACCCCGAAGTGCGCCATGGCGGTGCCCTTCTCCTGCAGGTAGGCCGGATGCTCGGTGAAGAGCGTGCCGAGCGACTTGGCCGCCCGCTCGTGGAGGTCGCCGCCGGGCGCCCCACTGCCCGCCTCCGGCCGGGGGTGGACGAAGTGCTGGCCGGGCTCGTGGAGCCACCGCTGGCGCTCGGCGTTCTTCTCCCGCAGGTCCTCCGCCTCCCGCAGCGTGTCCAGCTGCTTCCCGAGGTCGGCGAGCTCGTCGTTCCGCCGTTTGATCTCGGCGGCCTTGGTGGCGGTATCGCCGTCGACGTAGCTCACCTTCGTCAGGTCAAGCTCCGGACCGGCCTCCTGGAAGATGCGCTCCAGCTGGTCCGATTTGGTGATGATCTCCCCGCGCAGCTCGACGAGTGTAGGCATCGGGTAGTTCCTCCTTACCGTGCGCCAAGTCGGGCGCGGATGTGGTCGTACTGCAGACGCAGCAGTTGCCCCGCCCGCTCGGGCGGTTCCGCCGGGGGCTCCGCGAGGAGCGTGGCGGTGAGGTAGGGGTGCAGCTCCTTCAGGAGCGTGACGTGCTCGGCGGAGAGATCGTGCCCGGCCTTCAGCGCGGCCAGGACCTCGCGCAGGGTCGCCGGCTCCAGGTCGTCGGCGGACTTGATCGAGAGCAGCTCGGTGGCGTCATTCGCCCCCACCAGGACGGGCGACCACTCGTACCACTCCCCGCGCACGAGGTCCCGCACCCCGGTTTTCTTGTCGTGGGCGTCCTCGAGCACGCGGTAGCCGATGCTGAACTCGTCGATCGCCCCGAACTTGAGGTTCGAGTACGCCTCACGGCCGGGCTGGGTGTCCAGGTTGAACTGGCCCTTCACCCACAAGCCGCCCAGGTGCGTGAGCGAAGGCGGCAGGCGCGGATCGCCGGGCAGGAGCTCCTGGGCGTCGAGCGTCTTGGCGATCGGCGTGAGCCAGTCGTGGCCCCACACGCCTTTGGCTTTGGGGCGGCCGTCCGGGGTGCGGCGGCGGGCCAGGGAGTCCGCGAAGAAACCGGGGAGGACCCGCTCCCCCTGCGCGTCGACGTTCCCGAAGACGCTCGCAATGAGCTCGGCGGTGCCGGTGGCGTCGTCGAGGACCTTGAACTCCGCCGCGTCGAAGGTCTTGCGCTCCCGCTCGGCCATAAAAAAGTGCCCCCGATGCTGCGACTAACGGCCACAAAGCAGCGTGGGCACGAATTTCAGGTTTAACGGTTTATGGGCAGGATAGTAGCACGTTTACGGCGAGGAGCCGCTCTGGTTGCGGGTTTTGCAGCGCGGACAGGTCAGGGCCCAGGGGCGCGTCGCCTGCTCGAGCAGCAGTTTGCCGCAGGCCGAGCAGCGGATCAGGGTGTCGGTGACCAGCACGGCCTTGGTGGCCGGCGGCCCCTTGACCGCCTTCACCCCGTCCCCAGGAGACGATCCAGGACGGCCACCGCGCGGGGCTGGGTGATGAGCCAGAGGCCGACGACGCCGCCGAGCACACACCCGAAGACACCGGACAGCGCAATCACCAACAGATCCCCTGCCGTCACGCCGGCACCTCCACCTCGCCCAGCAGCGCGCGGATGTGGCCGTTCAACGCGGAGCCCTCCGGGCGCCCCACCGGACGCGCCACCTGCTGGGTGGCCTGCTGCTGGTCCTCCGGATCGGTCCCCACCGGGATCACCTGCAACGACCGCGACAGGACATACACCTCGTCCTCCGGGAGGATCGGATAGCCGAGCTCGCGCTTGGCCTGGCTGCGGCTGATGAGCCCGGCCCTCCACTGCCCGATGATGCGCTCCGATTTGGCGTTCTCGTCCTCCTGGAGCACCCGCACCTGGCTGAGGTCGAACCACACCCGCCACTGCGTCAGCTCCATGAAGTCGCCGAGCAGCTGGTTGGTCAATTCGGTGGCGATCTCGCGGTACAGCGGGATGATGGTGGACTCGAACGCCTCCTCCCGGTATTCCTTCAGGGTGGCGCCCACATGGGTCGACGTGAGGCCGACCCCGAGGCCGACCACGGCCGCGTTCACGCCCAGCACCGCCGTGATGCGCTCCTCCGGGATGCCCCGCAGGCTCCGCATGTCGAGCTCCTGGGGCGAGAATCCGAACTGGTCGACCTGGATCTGGCCCTCGAGCACCAGGGGCTCGCCCCGGTGGCTGCCGGTCGTTTTCTCCATGAAATCCCGCTTGATCTGCTGGCCCACCGGGGCCGGAATCGAGCCCTGTTTGGGAGAGAGAATGATGCCCGGCACCCCGAGATTTTCGAGGAGCGTGGCGGTCATGGAGGCCGCCGCCTCGTCGGTCATCACCTCGCGCAGCAGGCACTGGACCGGCGCATTCCCGAGGCGCGGATCGAGCGGGTCCATGCCGTCGGGTAAGCGGATCACGTCCTCGTAGCGGAGCTCGAGGACGTCCCCGCCGTTCGGGGTGTAGCGGTAGTACGTGATGAAGTCGTCCCCCTCGCTCATCGGCGTGATGGTGGCGGCCGGAGCCCACCAGAGCTCGACCACGTTCCCGCTCGTCGAGCGAACCTTCACCACGTAGGAGATGCCGTTCAGGATGCGGTCGGCGATGAGGCCCTTGAAGAGCGTGATGCCCGAGTAGTAGCCGTTGGGGCGCGTCAGCAGCCAGAGCGCCGAGCCCGGCCACATCTCCGCGTGGGTGATCCAGCCCTGCTGGGTGCGGTCCCACTGCTGGAGGACCACCGGCGCGTCCGTAAAGTTGCGCTGAATCCACCGCACGCAGGCCACCACGATGCCGGACTGGTCCGCCCGCACCCCTCGGAGCTGCGCCACCCCCGGCCAGTAGGACCAGCTGCTCGAGACCCTGTGGCGCATCTTCGTCAGCGCGGTGCGCGTGGTCCGCTGGATGTACTGCAGGATGTTCGTGAAGATGCTCATGCGCTCCCCCAGGCCCACGGTGCGGCCTCCGCCGGCTTGGCCACCAGCACCCGCACCACCGCGTCGAGCAGGGCGGACACGCCGTCAATGCGGCGGCGATGCTTGTAGGCGTCGACCTTGACCGGCTTCCGCGCGCCGTCGCGGGTCTCCTCGACGGCGGTGTTGCTGACCATCCAGCGCAGGATCGGGTTGCCCCGGTGGCGGAACTGGCCGGCGGCGAGGGCGCGCTCGACCTCCGTCACGGCCGGCGACAGCGAGCTAAAGGTCTGCGGGATCAGCACGCATTCCGGCCCCAGGTCCGCGAGCAGCCCGAGCAGCGTGGTGCTGTTCCAGGTGTCGAGGTCGATCTCGGTGGCGTCGGCCGCGAAGGTCTTGAGCTCGTCGGCGATGGCCTGGTCGTCGCGGTAGTCGCCCGGCGTCGTCAGGAGCCAGCCGTCCTCGATCCAGGCGCGGTAGGGCACCCCGTCGCGCTCCTCGGCCTCCTTCACCAGGTCCTCGGGAATCCAGAAACGGGCGTCGACGTCGAGCCCGCCGTCCGCGCCGCGTGTCACCTTCACGGCCGCCGAGAGGTCCTGGCGGCCCCCTAAGTCGACGCCGACATACCGCTCGCCGGTGCGGCGGAGCTCGGGGGATGCCGCCGCGTCCCATTTGGCGAGGTCGAGCCAGGCGGTCTCGGACTGGGTGTCGGTGTCGAGCCGCAGGCGGATGAAGGCGTTCCGTCGGCCAGGGGTGGCGATCGCCTTGTCGCGCTCGGCGATCAGCTCCTCGAGCTGGACGGTGGCGCCTAAGCTCGGGTTGCCCTTGATGTAGACGGTCGGGTCTCTCCAATCGTCCTCGGGGTCCAGGCAGGCAATGTAGGCGAACAGTCGGCCGTCGATCGGGCCGCTGGTGAGCGCCTTGCGGGCCCGCTCGTCGGTCTCGTTGTAGATCGAGGCGCCGGCCACGCCGGCGGTGGTGATAAACAGGATAAGCGGCTGCTCGCGGGCGCCCATCGCCGTTTCCATGGCGTCCACCATGCTCCTATCGCGGTGGACGTGGAGCTCGTCGAGCAGCACGCAGCTCGGGTTCAGGCCGTGCTCGGACTGGCTATCGCGCCCCAGCGCCGCAAACTGGCTCATGGTCTCGTACACGATCAGCTTCGAGACGGTCCGCAGGTGGGCCACGCGGTTCGCCAGGAGCGGGTTGCGCTCGACCATCTGCTGGGCGACCGTCCACACCTGCTTCGCCTGGTCGCGTTTGGTGGCCACCGAGTACACCTGCGCGCCGCTCTCGCCGTCGAAGTCGAGCATCCAGAGCCCCACGCCACCGGCGATTGAACTTTTCCCACACTTCCTGGCCACGCGGGCGTAGGCCTCGCGGTAGAGCCGCACCCAGCGGCGGAGCTGCGGGTCGTAGAGCTGCCAGCCGAACACGCTGCCGACGACGAACGCCTCCCAGTCCAGGAGCTCGAGCGGCTGCCCGGCCCAGCGGCCCTGGTACTGCTGCAGGTGGCCGAAGAAAGTGAACACGGCCTCGGCCTCGGCCCGATTCCAGCGCAGGTCGGTCCGCGTCTTACTAGCCACCAGATCGAGCAGGTCCAGATGCCGCTGGCAGGCCAGTCGCACGTACTGCCCGGCCACGATGGCGCCGGAGGTGACGTCGAGCGCGTACTGGGTGGCGCGGTCGGGCTTGCGGCCCCGACGGACGGGCGTTTTGGGGGACGGAGTGGGAGCCTCGGGCGGGCGATCGAGCGTAATCACGCGGTCCCCCGCTTCCGCTGGCGCAGGCGGGCCAGGGCGTCGGCGTCGTCCTCGGCGGGCTCGGTCAGGTTGGGCCGCACGCCGGGGAACTGCGGGCGCGCTCGGCTCGAGGGGTCGAGGCCGAAGGAAGCAGCCAGAGCGCGCATTTGGCCGATCTCCGCTGCCGACATGAACTTACCGTCGGCCAACAGGTCGAGAAACTTCGCGTGAAGCGCGCAGTAGACGGTGAGCTGGAGGTCATCCACCACCGTGATAAGTCCCGAATTGGCGAGCGACTGATGGATCAGATTCCAGGTCCGTTTGGCGCGTCGACTCAATTCCTTGGGTGGCCGGGGGGTCTCCGGGGTCGTTGGCGGCAACGCCGGTTGGATCTCGTCCACGCGAATGGGACGATTCCCCGCCGTCCGCCCGTTCGGCTTGGCCTCCAGGCGCTTGATGGCGGTGGGCTTCGCGCGGCCGGTCAACGGCGAGCCCCCCGCGACGACGGGAAGGAAACGCTGTGCGTTTTGC